GCAGCTAAAATATTAGGTATTAGCGATCGCGGTGTTCAAAAAAACTGTGAGTCCGGAAAATATGTTTGCAGAAAGTCCGGAAGAACGTGGCTTATTGATAGAAATACGTTATAATATTAATTAGATTAGGAAAGGTGAGGTAAAAAATTATGAGAACTTTCAACAAATTAGTCGAGGAATTAGTTGCAATTGAAATGGATCCCACTTGTCACTCTGACAACGCTGACGATTATGAATTTCTTGAAGACTTTTATCTTTCGAACGCTGAAGAAGACGATTATGTTAGTCACTATTTAGAATCATACTTGAACAATGACGAAATTAAGGAATACGATTTGAGCGAGATTCAAGACGCTGTCGTTTCTGCCATTAGGAACAAGTTTTAAATTTAAGCAACAAAAAAGGCCTACCGGTTAAGGTAGGTCTTTTACTTTTAAATATGATATTTTTTATGATACTCATGAAGCATCTTTACCGTTTGTATTTCCGTTTCATTCTGCACAATTCCGTCGTTGATGCCTGCTTCTACTGACCATATCCATGCTTCTAATGCCCAGTCCGGAACTTCCGGATAAGGTCTTTCTTCTTTCGGCATTTCAAACGTTTCAGGATTCACACTTGTTGACAATCTTCCTGTTGCGTCTCTGCTAAAGAAAGAACTCGTTATTTTATCTGCTTTATGTACTTCGAAATGCAAGTGAGGTCCTGTTGATTTTCCCGAGTTCCCGGTATATCCAATGACTTGTCCTTTTTTTACTACTGTTCCAACCGGTAGCCCTAATTTATTTAAGTGAGCTGATAAAGTTATAAAACCTTTATGCTGCACTACAATATAATAACCATATCCTACCTTAGCGCCACCACCGTTTACTTTAGAGATGGCCACTTCCCCATCAGCTACTGCCAAAATTGGTGTGCCTATATTTGCTCGGATATCAATACCGTTGTGAAATTTACGAACTTTTTCCACCGGATCTATCCGCATACCATAGGGTGATGTAATGTGAATGTTTCCTTTAATTGGTTGTAGTTCCATTGATTATCTCCTTCCTGCCCTTGTACTCCTTCCAGGCATCCGCTAATTTATGGATTCCCTGCGCTCCACCGGTTAAGAATAAAGATGTAAGGATTAAATCGAAATAATGGAACCATGAACGGCTTACCTCAAGCGGTACGTTAAGGACTTCTAATATCCCTTGGTTCAGTCCGATTACCCCTGTTGTCGTAAGTACAAAGGCTATAACTAACTTATATTTAGTTATGTCTTTAAACGGCTTAAACAACTCTGCTACATTGTCTGTTGCTATCTTGATGATTGTTGCGAGTAAAAAGAAAATAAATAATACTGCGAATATATCCATGTGCTTTCACAACCTTTCTAAAAATCTCCTATTTTTGCCATTATGTTTTCCATGTATCCATTGCCATCAAGTGCCTTATAGCTGTCATACAAATCACATGCAACATCTTTTTCATGCTCCCCTAATCGGCCTTTGTCCTTGGCTCGGTTGTAGATGTCTAAAATCTGACTTTTGAGCAACATCTTCATTCCTTCTTTGAGCATGGCGTGGTCGAGCTGATGGCGAACGCGATCTTTATGTATGGTACTGGCTATGAAAGCTAAAACCGAGGTAATAACAAAGCCTGCTGTTCCTAGTATGAGTTCTGTCATTGTTTACCTCCTGTCGTGTTGTCTTTTAAGTATGATTGCAAGTTGTTCTCGGGTAACGGGATCTGTCGGGCCAAATTCTCCTTGTCTTTGTCCAGCATAGCCGTCCATGAGTCCTTCGGCCACCGCCCACTCAATAGCTTCTTTGGCTTCTGTGTATCTGTCATTAATATCTGTAAACATTGTTTCGCTCCCTTCTTCCTGAGTTTCAATTTTTTCCGGCAAAATAAAAAGACCATAACCACTTCTGTTGTCATGACCTTTTTTATATAAATCTTCTGCATTATCCTTCAGGAGTTCTTCCACTTCAAATACATTTAGTTTTTTCATGTTGCTTCTGTTGCGCCAGGATAAGTATAGGGCTAATCCATAGGCTACAAAAGGTGTTGATATGCTTGTGCCTGTTTGAGCGAATATATCTTTTGTAAATGGATCCTCTCCGTATTTATCACTTGTGTAGTACCAGATATATGATGGTGCTACAATCTTTAGCTTATCTCCGCCCTGGGAATAATGTGTTACACTTGTTAGTTTTGTTGTCGCGCCTACTGAAATGAATCCATCGCATATGGCCGGATATCCCATTTTATCAGTGCCGTCATTTCCGGAGGCTACAATAAATGGAATTTTGTATTTTTCGGCAATTTTTTTCAAAACTTTGACTTTTGGCGTAACTGCAAAGTTCCAAGATATGCTCATGGATATAATATCTATTGAATTATGATTATCTTCAAACCATCGCAGTAGTGGTTCGGTCCATTCTGAGCCTTTTAAGCTGTTGTATGGAATATAGGTTACTTTAGCCTTTGGTGCGATTTCAAATCCTACGGATGTGATTACGGATCCGTGACCATTTTTGATGTCTGACTCTTTCATATATTCTTTGAATAAAACTTCTATATTTGATTCTTTTAGCAGCCAGTCATATGGCAGACATTCATCTAAAACGACAATGTGCGCATTTTCACCTAGATTGTTGGTTTGCCACTTTGTTATATTACAATAATCAAATTCTTCTTGGTTTTGCTTTATCAATGTTTTCCCACCCTTCTATGGTTTTAAAATGTTCAATAGTTTGGTTTTGCTCTTTTATTATCCTTGCCTGAGACTCGATAATTTCCGTTAGCTCTTCGATAAGTTTGAGGTCGCTCATTTTATATAATCCTATAGAACGGCTTTCTGCTATTGAATGCCCAATATCTTATATAATCGTCTACGAGTATTGCAAGTATTATTACTGGTATAAATATTATCGCGAATAATAAGCTTGATTGTCCCCATAGGTTGAACGGAAGGTGCGAATAGTCCCATATAGGCGGTGTTATTTTAATTATTTTATGTAATATAAGGCCTGTTATAAGTTCTAATGGTAAAACTATTAATTCTCCCCATAAAACCATTTTTAATATAGATGTTTCCCATGTGAATTTATGCTCGTTTAGCAATCCAATGAGCACTCCACATGTTCCACCTAGCAAGAACATCGTCCAGTGGGAATAACCTCTAAATAACACTTCTGTTAGGAAGTATATAGCTCCCATGAAATTGAATAGGGTTAAACACATTATCTTATTCCGCATTGATCATCACCCTTTCTGCGTTGAATTGTTCTGTGTTGTCTTCGATGTGTTTATACATGTCATCTGCAAGTTGAAGGACTTGAGCCGGTGTGAATTCATAGCACTCTAACTCACCTTTTCCTTTCCAACTTAGTTTTCTCGTTGATACTCCGTCTAAAACTAGTTTTGCTGTAAAGGCCATTCCGATAATTTTTCTTTGATCATGCTCTTCGCAGTCGAACGTCTTCGGTTGGCCAAGACAACTGCTTTCAAATCCTGCTAGTATTCTAGCGTTGCATTCTTGACTTGCCTTTAATATCTTCGCCTTCTTTAATTCTGTGAGATCTTCTACAAATTCAAGGCTTGTCACATCTGACCATTTGTCAGCAAAGTCTATCCACCACTGGTTTCCCTCGTCCTCGATGAATTGTTCGTGTTGCTCGCCGTTGCGTGTGTATTTAACCTTAAGAGTTTTGATGTTTTCTAATTCCATATTCAATCACCTTCCTATATTTTTTTAATATTGACTTTTAACTTACCGTTTTTATCTTTATAGATAAAATCATTTCTTTTTATGAGTCTCTCTATAAAGTTGTAGCTACAAGCAAAGTCCGCGTGGCCTTTCCAGCTATTTAGCATCTGTTCAGCTTTTTCGGCCGTCATTTTCCCTTCGCTTATTAGCCATCTCGTGCTTTTCGCTTTTCTTTTGATTCTCTTTTTGCTGTCGTTTCTTAATAGAATGTGTGTTGTGTGGATTTTAAAGCCAACGCCGTTGATGCCTTGATTAATTGGAAATATCTTTGTTTTGCTGAGATTGACATTTAGGTGTAATTCTTCTTTTATGAAATTTGTGATCTGTTCTCGTGTCCTCGTTGCTTTGTCTTTGTTTTCTACTATTGCAAAGATATCATCCGCATACCTGGCATAGTATTTTATTCTTAGATTTCTTTTAGCATACTGGTCAACTTCGTTCATGTATATGTTGGCGCCTATCTGGCTTAACGTGTTTCCGAGCGGTAGGCCAAGTGGTGCAATTGCATTTGCGCTATCCGTAATTTTATATATTAGGTTTAGCGTTTTATCGCATTTAATCTTTTTTGGAAGTAGATTTTTAAATATATCTCTGTCGATACTGTAGAAGAACTTTTTAATATCAATTTTTACAATATACGCTTCTTCCCCGTATTTCCATTTCGCTTGTTTTAAGAATTTTTGTATCCTTAGCGCGCATGCATGGGTTCCCTTTCCGTCTATACACGAATAGCTGTCGTAGATAAATGACGGATAATATATTTCTTTTAAGACATTATTTATAGCGATTTGTACTATCTTGTCTATATATGTAGGGGCGTCGATAATTCTTTCCTTCGGCTCATATACTTTAAATCTTGTGTATCCTCCAAATTCGTAAGTCTCATCTCTTAATGATTTTTGGAGCTTGTTTAAATTATATGTTTCATTTAACGCAAAGATCATTGCTTCTTTTTTATATTTTCCGCTACTTTTTTGGGTTTGTTTGTAAGCTTTGTAGATGTTTTCATCGCTTGTTATTAATTTAAAAATAGTTTTCGACACAACTGGTTTTCCTTTCGTACTAAGCACTATGCCATTATTTATGTGTTTACAGCTAAGCTGAAAGAACTAACCTCTCTTGAACTTATGTCAAGCTCGTGTTATTAAAACCTTAATCTTAATAATCTAACTATTTGCTCAGGTCGGGACGAAAGCCGTTATTCGAATTCACGTTCCAGGAGTGATTCCAATTCAGGTTAGAAGCACCATTGTTCCCGCGGTTGACGCGCCGTTGCAGGTTAGTCCTTAATTTATTTATTAACCGACCTTATATAGCCGGATAACAACTTATTTATTTCTGTTAGTTCCAGATCAATCTCTTGAAAATATCCCACGCTTATATATTTTCTTTGCTTAGATAACTTGACAAGCACTTTTAATACCTGCAGGTGTCCGTCTGCTTCTTGTAAATATATAAGCCTTTTTGATTTCACGCTATTAGCGAGAGATATGTTTTTAAGTAAATCAAAGAAGTTTTGTTTTATCGATTGGCAAAGACTAAACTTCTCAGATTTGGGATAGTTTATGATCTTTGGATAAATCTTATATAAGAGTTCTTCTGTTTTTCTGTATAATTTCAAGTCGTGTAGTGCCATCTTCCTGCCTTTCCTTTAAGCTTACCCTCGCCTTCGCTCGGGCTTGCGCCCAAGTGATAGAGGAAAGAGAGTAGTTATCCGAGAAGTTCAAGTACGGGACGAAAGCCGTAAGTCGAATGCACGTTCCAGGAGTGAGCCCAAATCAGGAAAGAAGCACCAACGTGCCCGCGGTAGACGCGCCGCCACGTTGTGATATCTCGAACTTCTTGACACCAGCTGTATGATCCGCTTCCGAAATTATAATGCGTTCTTAGGTCTTCGTCCGTTAGGTCTACTCCCCAATAATCTGTTGTACCGACATATGCAGGATGAATCCAGCTTTGTGTTTTTGCCCTTTGGTGTAAAGGAAGTATGATTGCGTTCCATTCATCATCCGGACCTATTCCATCTCTATCTGAATCTCCGGAGCTGTTTAACGGATCGTTGGATGCGCCTCTGAGTAATCGCACTTTGTAGGTTAATCCTCCGATGACAACGGTTCTATTTTGAGTTACTGCATTAGATGTTTTGTAGATTTTTCCAAGTCTGTTTGCACTCTCTGATACTAATACTCCTCCGCTTAAGACAATTTTAGTATCAGTTATGGAGTCAACAGTAAATGTTCCATTATTGGCGCCATTCGCCCAACCTTTTAGGGTAACTGTATCGCCAACTATTGCTACTGCGTCTGCGTAATCCATGCCCGAGGTTTTATCCCCAAGAAAATGTTGCGTAGCGGTATTTATGCTGTTGTCAGCTGCATCGATTGTTAATTCTATTCCCATTCTTCCCATTGGTGGCAATGTACCTTCATTTCCGCTTGCATAAACGGATCCGGTATTATATATTGCGTCCCATGTCACGGAGTGCCTGTGAGTTTTAAGTGGTGTAAAGCATATCTTTCCCTTGTAGATGTATTTTATCCACGCTACGTCGGAATTTTGAGACACTCCGTTGGATAATCCTATTTCTAAGGCTAGTGCATCTCCTGTTATTAAATCTGCAGCTTGTACAAATCCAAAGAAACCCGCGTCTCTGTTACCACCGGCTAGGAATTTACTGCCCGGCGCCATGGTGTAGTCTTCTTGGACTCGTGTGTTAGCTATTTTCCTTAGGTGCTCATTCATTGTGTCAAATTTCTCGTTCATCGTGTCAAATTGCGGTTCATTCGGCAATCCGAAAGCATTCATGTTATACTACCTCCTCGTATATGAATTGTGGTTTTCCTTCTGCTGATATTTGGATGCCAGCCTTATATTTCTTTCCTGTTTGCAGGTCGTTTACGTTTAGAGTCATGGGGCTGGCTAATTTCTCTTTGTGGGTATTTAGTGCGACATCAATCTTTGTCATATTACCACTATGCATTTCTATGTCGTAATATTCATTTTCATCATCCATTGTTAAATCAAAATTGGGGGTATATGATTTTGCCATTAATCCATCACCTCTTCTCTAAGTTGCAAATGTGTATATGTCGATAATTCTGCATGCGTAAATCTAGATAAGTCTTTGTGCGAGTTGTAAACAATTATGATATCATCGAGAAATGAGCGGAGGTTTTTTACGGACCCGATCGCCCTTATAAATTTTTCTCTATTTTCTTCCACTTCTATTCTGTTTCTCGTGTAGGCTTTGAAGTGATAAGGCTCTCCTTCGTATTCAAACCACTCTTTGACTTCTCCTTGCCCATAAATTGTTTTAATTAATCTTTCGACTGCAAATGGGGTTCCTTTATACATTTTGTAAATGTACGCATCTTTTACTAGTTGTCTTTTTGTTTCTGTGTCAAAGTTTTTGTCATAAAAGTCTGCTCGCATTTCTGCGGCCATGTGATCAAGTGTATTTTCATCTGCTGTATCGGCGTCTATATAGACCTTTAGCATGCCTTCTAATAGCTTATGAAATGCAGAATCGCTTGCATCGCTGGCCAATTGTATTGGCTCTGTAAGAATGCTACCAGGTAGGTTTGCTGATAACTTAGAATCTTTTAAATCACGCACTTTCTACACCTCCATATTGAATCGATATGACATCAGCCACTTGGATTGTGGTCGTTTCTGTCGTTGAATATGTGGGTGATAATAATTCTACTCGAACAGCTCCAGCTTCAAGCATGCGACGAATCAATTCCGATGGATTTAATGAACGACCAATTTTTTCTTTTTGCCAAAGTGCGTAATCTGCTACTGCGGTTTCAACCTTTAGTTTCGTTGCTTCCGCATCGGATTCTAATGAAATATAATATGTGACATCAATAGAATAATTTACAACTGAAGGGCCTTGCACAATGAGGTGATCTGTTAACGGTCTGCGTTTTCTGTCATTTAAAAATTCAAAAATATCATCTAAAAAAACTTGACTTGGTATTTCCCCATCTTTAAGCAAAATAGTTAGAAGAACTTCCCCCGGATTATTGTGGTCAGCTTTAACGTCTTGAACCAAGGTGCTAAAACTTTTTGCAAAGTATTCATATGCCTCTGCCGGCCCGGCTGTGCTAAAACTTTCCGGAGCCAATGAAAATCGTTCCTTTAAGTCTTCGTCTGTTTCTTCATCTGCTCCGCCATACGACGTTATTGTATTTATTGCTTTTACATAGGGCACCGAACTCACAAGCGCATTTATTTGACCAGGAAGGTATCCGTTACCCTTCGTCCCTGATTCCTCTGCTTCCGACTCTATAAAAGTTTCCATTTGTCCAATAGAAAGCGTCATTGCATTTGTTGTTAAAAAATTTGTATTATCGGCAGTTGATACGATTGTTTCTGCAGGTATTTGAATAATCTGTTGCAACGGTTCATCTAGATAAAATCTTATGATCGTTTTTGCTTTTTTTGCGGCCAGTTGCTCTAGCCCTAATAAGGCGACTTTGTTTTTAAGCGAATCACCGGTTGCATACCGAATAAAGTTTTGTTTTGCCATATAATTTCCGCGTTCAGCAAGTTGAAACATACGATTAGCTTGCGCCTGTATCCATATTCTGATTGGGTCACCGATTTCAAGGGTAATCGCTTCGCCTTTTTGCTCTTTATGGGCCGATTCGTAATCACTGATCATTTCTTGCAGTAAATCATTAACTGTAAGCTTAAAAAAATCAAGCTCAGGTAAGTTATCATAATTCATCGGTTAATCACCACCTTTGGATATAAAATATCGTCCTCAAAATCAAAGGTGACCGATTCAGGGACGATATCAAATCTATTTTTTAGTTGTATATATATTTCTGCTCGAAGTTTTGCACTGACAAGCGGTATAGGTCCATCTAATATGTTATTGCTGATTCCATATTCTCGGTCTAAGGGGACAGTGCCTTTTACCGTCGTTAATAAAATCATTATCCTCTGATATAGTCCCGCCTCACCTTTTGCATTAAGTTCAAGCTTAGGTTTTCCAATGGTCATGTCATCACCTCACGTATTCCTGGAGCGTCACATTAATCTTTCCGGATAGGATTGTTCCATTTACGCTAATAACGTCCCACGATTCTCCAACACTCTCTGCTATCCACATATCAACACCAAGTGCCTTGTCTCCGACAATGAGCATATTTGCTTCTCCACTTCTAACTAATGATACCCAACGATCCATTTCTTGTCGTACATCAATGCCTAAATTTTTATTTAGCGTGATTGTAAATGAAATGGAATCAAGCTCCGGTCCAATGACTTCTGTTTTTGGTTTTTGACCAATGATGTTATGCGTTTCTTTTCGTATGCTGACATTTCTCGTGAACCCTGTGAATGTATGGATTCGTCTATCTGAAACTTCAAATATCGCTTCACCGAAAGATGCAATCATATTTGTTCACCGGCGTTTTTCGCCAATATGCCAAAGCATACTCCTGTCCCATCAATAACGTCATAAACGACCTGTTGTCCAACGCTCGGTAAGTTTACGAGCTCAGTTTCTACGCTTTTTATCATATAGAGCGGTCGACTTACTATCCCCAGGCGTTCGGCTCGAATGCTTCCGTTTACACTATCTACCTGTGACACAGTTCCTATCTTCATTAATATCCCTCCAATATGCGATGTAACTCAAGCGACGTTTTGTAGGCGCCTAATGCATGTGTTGCTTTGTCTATATAATAGACGCCATCAAAAAAACCAAGTCCTGTGATTTTAACCGTAGCGCAAGCAATAAGTTTTGTGTTGCCGACAACTGTTCCCGTTATAACCATGCCTTCTCTGTTTTTTTCACGAAGCTTGCTTTTTGCAACAACTTTCGCTTCTTCATATGCTGTAACGTTGTCATCAATTTCTAAAATTTTGGTTCCTGATTTCCCGGGAACAGCAAATTTATATGTACCACCTGAATAGGAAATCGTCGCACCATCATAGTCGCAATCATTCTTTCTTTTTTTACAATCAATTTCAGTAAAGTCGGTTAAATCTAATGTGCTTACAGGTTTCTTTTTTTCATATTCTGCTTCTGAGAAAATAACAAGCTGATGATTAAACACTTTTACCGATAAGCCCCAATGCTGGCACAACTTATCAACAAATTCTGAATCACTTTCGTTTTTTTGCTCCACATAAGCAACCATCGGATTAAGCTTTGCATCATAAGTCAGCCTCATTGCATGTCTCTTTGTTATTTGTCCAAGAATAGATTTTAAGCTTGTTTTTAGAAAAGAGTTGCTGTGCTTAACGCTGACATAATCTGATTCAACGGGCGTTGAAACTGCGTTGATTGTTAACGCTGCCGGTGGAAAATTAAAGCCGATGTCATCCACATGAAAAACACCACACTCAAGTTCCTCCTTCTCCACTTGAATGACGGCTTTAATAACATCGCCTTCGATAGGCTGCCACTCATTGATCCACTTTTTTGTTGTATTATTTAGTGATAAAGAAATATCATCTGCTGATCCTGAAGCATTATCTGTGAATGTAAAGCCTTCTATATCATTTTTTATGTCTTGGCTAATATTGACACCTTCATAGTAAATCAGTAAATCTGCTTTGCGTGTTTTCATAAGCGCCTCCATGGTGGTACTTGTGAATTCACCTCAGTATTTGATACTTCCGGAAGGTTTAAAAAAATACCTTCCGGAAAGAGTTCATAGTTGAGGTGTGTAGGATTTGCGCGCATTAATGCTTTCATTTTTGTTTCGTCGCCATACTGCTCGTATGCAATGCTATCCCATGTGTCTCCTGATTTTGTTCTATGCATTCAGTCACCTTCTTAAAACTTCGTTCTTTTTTCCTTCGCCTTCATTTCTTTATACCAGCGTTCAAATCGTCTTTTGTCTTCGGCTAGAATTCGTTCAATGTCCGCTTCATTGGCATTTCCCTTGATTTCAATGTGTGGCGCATAGACGATCGTGCCACCGCCACTGACGTAGGGCATATCTAGTAATGATTGTAGTTTTGATAGCGGAAGAATCGCTTCACTTTCACGTCCTTCTCCTGCTTCCAATATAGTTGACCTTGTTACGATACCACCGGTTGCAAGTTGCGGAATTTTTGGAATGTTAAAGCCGATGGATCCACCAATTCCCAGTTTCTCTGATAACCAGTCCGGTATATCAATGCGAATACTGTTAATCTTTTCTATCATGTTATTAATGATTGAAATCCACATATTTACGAAGCCTTTAAAAATACCGATAACTCCGTCAAATATGCCTGTGAAGAACTCTTTTATTCCTTCGAAGGCGCTTTTTATGTTCGCAACAGCTTCAAAGAAGCGATCACTGAACCATTGCCCAATGCCTGCAAAAATTTCTTGAATACCTATCCAGACTCCATTGAAAAACTCTTTTATGGTGTCCCAATTCTTGATAATAGCATAGATTGCCATTCCAAAGGGCCCTGTAAGCATAGCTAGTATTAGCGGTCCCCACTCTTTGAAGAAATCCACGACCCCGTTAAATGCAGCAACGATACCATTTTTAATATTTGGAATTGTTTTTGCGAACCACGCTGAAATTTTATCCCAGTTTTTATACAGAAGTACTCCTACTGCTATCAAGGCTCCTATTGCAATAACTATAATTCCAATCGGGGACGTGACAAATGCAACTGCAGCTCCAAATCCGGAAGTTGCTATGGTAGCAATTAACATAACTGCTTTATATGCCATTAAGACACCCTTGGTAACAAGGGTAATTGTTTTAAAAGCGGCGAGAGCACCAACGACACCATAAATAATCGGTTCAAATATGGGCCAATTGCTTTGAATAAAAGTATATATGTCTGCTACTGTTTGGATAACCGATGCACCAATACTAATAATACCCGGTAATCCTACTGTCACAATATATTCTAAAATGGGTTTTGCTGCTTGGCCAAGGAGTATGAAAGTATCTTTTACCTTTTGCACCACTTCGCTAATCGGCAGCTGACTTATAGCGTCGGACGATGATCCGATTGCGGCTTTGATATTGGTAAATCCTTCAAGGGCAACATCTTTTAACCAGGTAATCTGGTCACGAATGATATCAATGTTTGGCGCCATATCTTTAAAAGTGTTAATGATGGCCGTTATGTATGGTTTCACTTGACTAAAAACATTCTTTGCTTTTCCAAAGCCCGATTCTGTCTTATCAATAAAGTTTGAAATTAAGTTTTGCATGGCCGGAATCTGATCTGCAAACCAGCTATAAAATTCAGCTTGAATCGGCAATAACTTCATTCCAATGACTTCTTGCATATCTCCAAGGCGGTTAGTGGCGTTTTGAAGTTTTCCACCATCCGTTTTGGCCATGACTTCATTCATTGAGCCGACATTATCTGTAATGACTTGTGCCAGCATGGCTGCTCGCTCTGATTCTGTTCCAAACTCTAGAACTTCTTCTTGCGCTTTTGTAAAGGAAATGCCTGCATCCGATAGCGCACCTAATTGGCCATTCATGACTTTACCGAACATATTTCCCATTCCAACCGCGTCGCCTGTTGAAGCATTTAGCCCTTTTTGTTGCGCCAATAAGTTGTTCATTGCCGGTAGCAAGGTTTCAATGGAATCGGTTTGATTTAGGAATGTTGCTAACTGTTGCGCGCCTGCAATCTGGACTTCATCGCCAATGATTACAAGATTTTGCTGAACGGCTGTTAATTTTAAAATTGATTCAATTTGCTCATCTGTTGCTTTGGCTCTTTCTCTGACAACTGTGGCAAGTTTTGTTTCTTGTTCAATTTGAACTTTAGCAGCATCAATGCTTTCTTCGGCGTATTGCTTTGCCGAAGAAAAGGCTTTATATCCTGCAGCTGCAACTGTTGCTAACTTTAATGCATCACTAAGGCCTAGTGTTGCTTTTTCTGCCTTTTTTGATGTTTGCTGAAGGCTATTAACTTGCTTACTTGCATTTTTAAACGTTTTTCCGAAGGAGCTTTCTATCTTGCCGCCTAACTCAAAGACCGTTTCATATGTCATCTTTTTATTTGCCATGCTCCGACATCTCCCTTATCTCGTCGACTATTTCAAAAAGTTCTTCGATGGGAATTTTTAAATACAAAAAAAGATTCGCATTGGTTTTTATAGCCAAGCGAATCACCATCTTTTTTAACTTTTTCCCACCTCCGATACGTAGTCCTAATTGTAGAAATAGCCGACGCACACGTTTTTTACTTTTACCATCTCGTTTGCCGGCAATCCACTAAAGAACTCAATGGGTTTTTTAGTTATAACGGAAGCTACATACTTTGCAAAACCTACCGTCATCTCTGGAACGGCTGAAAAATTACCGGAATTTGTGTATTGACGCTCGGCCAACTCAAATTGCTCTGTGGAAAAATCTTCCAATCCATTCATGTCCAGTTTTTCATATGTCGCACCTTCAAATGTATATGGTTTTTTAAAGGTGATAATTAGAGAATCATCAACTTTCTTTTCATCAACCATAACGATTTCATTATTATCCATTAAAGCCTCCTAAATCTGGTTGCGGACATCTTTTAAGATATCTTCACCGTTAACCACAAAAATATAGTTTAATTTATCCAATTCTAACGACGTTTTTCCATCAAGCTCTACTTTGATATATAAGACTTCAAGCGAGTTTGTTGATCCAGTTGGTTTTCCCACACCCATTGTACCTAAATCAAGTCCTTTGGGAATAGTTTTGAGTGTAATTTTTAGCCCTTTATTTACTAACTTGCCTTCGGTTGAGCTCCATGAACTTTGAGAAGCTCTAAGGGTAATAATACGCCCTCGCGGTGATAATAAACTAAAGGATTGGTCATAAAGCGTTCGAAAGGGAATCTCGATGCTAATTGATCCAAAATGACCCGGTGTCGGCATGTCAATTTCACCTGCAATACCTGCGCCACTAATTGTTTCTGACATTGATTCAAGGTTTGGTAAGGTAATCTCACCACTGACGCCCACAAGCACGTTACCTTCATCGTATACGTTAAAATTATTGATTTTATCTGGGACCATGTTCATCTTATTCACCTCCAAACAAAGCTGTTGTCAATGCATTAGCGTTAAATTCCAAAGTGTTAATGATTTGCTTTGTCGGTGGGAAGGTTGTTAGAATTTGATTGAAGCGAATATTTCCATCTAATAACTCCCATTCCGGGTTATCGTCTTGAATAAACTCAATTCTAGCTTCAGCAATCTGGTAACGACTTTTATATCCATTAGCAACAATATTTTCATTGTCAACGATTGCTTCAATAAGACGTAGGTTCATAGGTGAATCTACTTTATTAAAATAAATTCGTATAAACCGATTTCCCCACCAGTTGAACATACGTCGACTTGGGATAAATCGATCTTTCGGATCAATCGTTTCCGGATACGCTGACGTATTGTTGCCCCATGACTTCCATCCAAGCAGATTGATAGCAGTTACGATGCCATTACCATTAAGCTCATTTGCTTTTTCAATGGTTAAAAAGACTTCTGTTCCGTCAGTAAGTACAGTTGCATCAATCTTTAATGCCTTGTTGGATGCAGATACATAAGGTACTCCGTCATTTTTATCATCCGTATCTGCTAAAAGAGCTCCATATAGAGCAGAATAGGCATAACGTTTACCCCCTCTTGATAGCATTGGCCAAAGCATGATCCCATATGTGTCCCGAATATCCATAGCCAGTTTTTCAGCTGCGACGTCTGAATATTTTGGAGCTGCAATGGTATCAATGTCTATAAGCGCTTCTGCGGAAAATAGTGCACTGATTTTCTTTGCTTTTCTCGTTAATGCTTGACCAACCGTCTTTTTATGACTATATCCAGGTGCAAGAAGTGTTGAAACGTTAATACCTAAGGTGTAAAAAGCTAATTCCGCAAGTTGAATACCAGTATAGGTTTCTGTTTCCGTGTCATATTGGCCAATTACTTCATCGTCTGTTACTAACGATGGATCTAACTGTTCATAACTGATGCTTACGCTTGTATCAGTGAGGGCATCTGATAGGCGAATCTTTAATGTTCCGTCCAGATTAAAACTAGCTGTGTAGTCTGTATCTTTTTCATAGGTCGTCGTGTTTGTTTCATCTTTGACAACAAAGTTTTCATCGAGAAGAATTCCCTCTTCCTCGATAGCGACAACTTTATTAAGAACTGTATGAACAGCTTCTGCAACAGCTGTTTTATGAATTTGCGGATCAAGAACATTGACAACGACAAGTGGGGCAACGTTAAAAATTTCAAAGCTGGCATTAATGGATTGCATGAGTGTAAATTTCTGCAAGTCATTTGAATACCCCAATTTCTGAACCGCTTCTTCGTAACTATTGATAATCACCAACTCATTGACCTTTCCATCGGTCATATTCACCGGTGCCGTTCCAACGACAAACTGAATTGCACTCTCTACAGTTGTCGGTCGTGCCATTTTCGTTGGGTTTTCCTTAATATAAATCCCATGATTATACATGACATTCTCCTTTCTAAATTAATGGATCTGTTGTTGTGTATTGTGGCACTTCCCAAGTCATTCCTAAGGTAATGAAGCTATATTCTCTCGTGTCTTCCGCAGGAAATCGATAGTTTGATGACGCTAATTGATATTTTGTGACTTGACTTCGAATAGGAAAGCGCTCAAAGATTTTGTTGGCTATTCCTGTTGCATCTCTAAAGCCTTGTCGCGCTTCTCCTTCATCATATGTTCCAATCAGTACGGCGATATTGCAGTTATTTTCCTCCATGATATCACCATCTTCTATGGCCACAACAACAAGAGGGTAATGATCTTCATCACGCTTTCCCTTTTTATAGGGAATATCTTGGGGATAGACGTTTAGGTTTTCTAATTCCCCATTTGGTTTTTTGTATTTTTTGTTTTCAAAGATTTCATTGATCTTTTCGATAATTCCATCGACTAATTCAATAGGTATCATCTTTTACCACGCTCCAATATCCGCTTAATTTCATGATCCAGACGTGAATTGTAAATTTCTTGAGCCCGGTTTTCAGTATTTTTTGATTTTAAGCCACCTTTTAATAGCTGCGGAATTGCCGGGCCTGTAAGTTCTTTAACAGGCAATCGTGCTGATTTTATACGTTTAAAGACTTTCATCGTGCTTGATTCTGCCAAGAATGCCCCTTTATAGGGAATCTTTTTGCCTTTTTCAATCATAACTTTCAAGCTTTTAGGTGGTTTTTGAGGTCTCGGTGCTGTCGGGGTCGTTCGAAACTTAGCTAATGAAAGTCTCGGACCTTTTGATTTAAAAGATGCTCCCAGTCTACTCTTGGTTGCTTTTTTTATAGCGATTGTCTGATTAAAATCACCGGCTTTTATTGCATATTTTAGTCGGGTATCCTTTGATGCTTGCGTTTTACTTGCCGATATCGCACGATTCATGGCACGGCTCATTACTTTTGGCGCTTCTTTTTTGAATTGACCAAGTCGATGTTCCACACGAGCTGTTTCAAATTGTATTTTCATTAAGAATCCGCTCCTTCAAATGCGATATGACACATACCTCCGAAATCTTCGACCGTTTCAACTCCTAAAAGATTTCCGTTAATTCTTAATCTCTCTCCTGGTACCGGAATGGCATCAAAAAAGGACGATACTACATAGAGTTCGCCCTTTCTTGTATATATGCCATCTTCCAAGTCATTCGTTGCATTTGGATTGTAGATAGCTTCTGTTTGTTGTCCATCAATAGTTATTATTTCAGCCATTTCACCAGAGTTAATAAAGGCAACATGATCTTTTACTAGTTGGTCTTTAAAGCTCATCGCCCTCACCAGCCACTTCTTCAATTTGACCTTCAATAAACTTAATTAGTGAATCTCTATCTTTGCCGGCTGCTTCTTGCTCCAAGATAGAATATAATTTATCTACATCTCGGATGTCTTCGATGAGTGATTTCGCTTCATCAACAGTAATGTTTCTGAGGTTTAGATCATCTTTAATTTTAGTTTTTGCATCGACTGCTTCAACCGCCTTAGCATAACCAAGTTTAATCAATCGTTCTTCTTCTTTTTTTGAAAGCCCTTCTAGGACTTCGCCTTTTAGATAGCGCTTTCCACCACTGCGTACAGAGTAATTAATAATCTGAATCATCTATTTTCCTCCTATTCAAGCACTTGGGCAACATACCAATCATCGGCATCTTCTGGCACCGGTAATGGTCTTGAACCAACTCTTAGTTTGACAACGTCATTGTTTGCGTCTACCCAGTTTTTAGGAATACGCGTACCTTCAATGGTCACAAAACCGTTGTTTTCGATTTGGGTAATTGCGCCATAAATCATTTTTGCCATGCCAGTTCGTCCAATAATAATGTGTTTCGATGGAATCATGGATTGTTCTACTCCGTCATCATCGATGAACCACTCATCATAGCGATAGATTTCTAGGCCAAGACCTGGTAAGTATCCGATAAGTGTCACTGCATCGTTCATGATTTTAGGCTCTATCGTGCTCATTTGATAGCGACGAATATCATTCATTTCTTTAATCTTTGGATGATTAACAAAAGCTGCTTCAACGTCACCTGCAAGGATAACTACGTTTGGTGCTTTTCCTGACTTTTTAATGATATCTAGTCGGCGTTGCTTGAGATACTCATATGGATCCGAGCCAGCATCTGACCAAAGATCTACGCCAGTCAATGCTTCTTTATTAGAAAAAGAATAATCGACCATTTGTTCGATGTAGTTTTCATTCTTGTCATCAATAAGTCCGCGCATTGTCACTTTTCCATTTAAGATAACCTCTCTACACATCCACTCTTCGCGACGTGTAATACTGTCATTGAGTTCTCGAATATCTCGTCCCATCATTTCGGCTGCTCTTTGCTCCGGAGTTTTTACGCTATATACCGCTTCTCCCATGGAACGTTTGTTGATATCGTCACCGGTAATAATGCGTTCAGGTGAAATCCTAGGAACACTGTAGGTATTTGTTGTAAATCCTTTGCGATCAACGACAATACCTCCTACGCGTGGTGCTACAAAAGGCGCCATCTCTCTGCGCCCTTTTTTGAAGTCTACGTCTACTTTTTCTGTTACAAAAGTTTGAACGTTAGGGAAAAACGTGTCCCTTAAAAATGTTTTTGGTGCTTTCATCTTATTGATAGCAGCTAACATTTGTCGTGTTTGGTAAATTTGAATAGGCATCTGTCTTCCTCCTTATACAGCGTCTTTTAGAATAATATTGACAGTTCTTAGTTCTTTTTCGTGGTCCGATGCGGTGTCTGTTCCTCCAAATACTAATGCGTCTCGGTTAAACTCTCCGGACTGATAGCATTCAGCTACGACCGCCGCATCTGTGGTATCCACTTCATCAGCTAAGATGACGGATGCAACTTGTGATCCATCTGCCGACGTTGTGTCGCATACTTTTCCAAGGCCACTTGCTGTTATGATTCCAATAACGGTTCCGCGGCTTAGTACG